ATGACTACCGAAAACCGCACCTTCGTCGGCGAAACCTCTACTGCTGTCGGTGACGGCTATGTCGGCTTTCGAATTGGGAAAACCTACAAGCTCCAAGTTGAGCACCGCGACGATAGTGCGGTAGCCATCGTACTCGACCACCACGAGCACGTGAGCCCCGGCGCCGGGCCGCTGGTGGTGACGCAGGCGCAGTTTGATACGTGGTTCAAGCGCGCCTAGCGCATCTGGCATGCTAGGCCAGTGTGGTGCGGGGCACGGCTGCCGCCGGCTGCCTAGCATGCCAGATGCGCCAGGCGGCAGCCAGCAGCAGCACGATGGCCAAGGCGAAAGCTAGGCGACGTGGCCAGCGGGTGAGGTAGCGGTGGCGGCGGTAGGTGAGCATGGGGCAAAGAAAAGCCCCGGCTGCGGTAACAACCGGGGCTTTCTGAAGTGGGGCGCTAGGAACACCGCCACTTCTGACGGATGAAAAAGTACAACGCGGGGCGAATATAGCACTGGCTTATACGCTGCGGGTGAGCGCGGCGGATTTTGCGAAGTGGTTTCGGAAACAGACCGCAGAATCAACGGGCTAAAAATAAACAATCTTTTTGGGTGCATTATGCACCCAATTAGAAAAGCTGCCGTATATTTGTCAGGTAATCAATCAACCACCCCGCCGGCCGGCAGCCGATAGTAACCATGAAGACCAAAGCATTTCAACGCACCGCTCAAATAGTAGTAGCTGCTGACCTAGCAACCACTTATGGTATCGCTCGTCGCCAGTCGGCAAAGCTGGTTGAGGAAGGCCAGAAGCTGCACGGCGCAGAAATTAAGGTAAATGGCTCCACAACTTACTTGGCTTATGGCGCCAATGATTTTGAGCTAGCCTAATGCAGCCCCGCGACCTGCCCGCCGAACTGGCCCACCTCAAAGCGTGGTGGGCTACTCGCCCCAGCCTCAGCCCACAGGGTGTGAGTGTAGAGGCTGGGCGTCACCGCAATCAGCTGCCGCGCCTGCTGACGGGTGAGCGCAACCCTACCGCTGCCCTGCTTGATGATTTTTATCCGATGCTCGGCAAGTACGGCTACGAGCCACTGAGTAATGAGTATCTGTTTTTATAGAAAGAGCCCCGTGCCTACTGGCCGGGGCTCTTCCGTTGAAATCTGGAGAGCTAGGTGGATAGCTTGCTAGAAAAGAGGATAGCTAGTAAGCCAGCACCTAGCAAGCTCACCACCCACACCACCACCCGCACCCGCTCGGCCGGCCAGCTCAGGCGTTGGGCCAGCCGCTGCAAAGCCCGGTCACTGGCGGCCGTCTGCCCGACGGCGAACAGCTTATCCCCGGCACCCAGGTTGAGGGCTGGGTCGAAGAGCAGCAGCCGGGCCACCGCCATCAGCACGGCATGTGTGGCCACCACTTTGCCCGGCAGGCCCAGCTGGGTGAGCAGCAGCAGCGGCAGCGCGTATACAATACCCAACAGGATGTGCAGCGCAAAGGCCTGGCGCTTGGCCTCCGCCCCGGGCGGTGTGCGCCGGATGGCCGGCATGAGCAGGCCCTGGGCATAGGCCATCAGGCCAGCGGCGGGCAGCCAGTAGGCCGTGGCCACCCAGGTAGGCAGGGCCAGCACTACTTTTTACGATTAGCTAGCAGGTAGCCCCCGGCCCCCACTACGGCACCAACGGCCCCACCCACCACAGGCGAAGCACCGGCATAGAACGCGCCCACCGAACAGGCAATCAGCCCGACAATGGCGTAAACGAAAGCACCTAAGGTCTTATTCATGGCAGAAAAAAGGGGTTAGAAATTATTAGTAAAAAGTGAGAGAAATTATTAGTGCCGCAGTAAGGCCGTGATAACCATCACTGCCACAGCACCCAGCGCCGTACCCTGGTAGAAGTGCCCGTCGAGCAGCAGCGGCGGCCGCGGCGGGCTGGCCAGCGCCACCCTAGCCGCCTGCCTCATCCGGTCGTAGTCGGCGCTGGTCGACGCGGCCCCGGCCCGGCAGCGGCGCAGCTCGTCGGCGTAAGCCGTCCGCACCGAGTCGCTGAGCTTGGCCCCGCGCTCGAGCGCTGTGATGCGGTCGGCGCGCACGAGCAGCAGCTGGCCAGCGGCGGCCACGTACTGCCTGGTGCTGCGATAGGTGGCCGTGTCGATGCCGATAAGCGGGCGCTTCGCCACGTCGCCTACCTCCAGTCGCACCACGGCCGGCGCCAGCGGGGCAATGACCTGGCTACTGGCGGGGCGGCTCAGCAGGCAGAACAGGAGCGGAAGGAAGGCGGTGCTTGAGCGAGTCATCGGCGCGTTTGATTTTGGCGAGGGTGATGGCCAGCTCCCGGTGCTGGCCGATGCGGGTAAAAAGTAAGCTGTCGAAGCTGCTGCGGCGGCTGGGCTCGGCGGCGGCCCGAGCATCGTGACTGGCCTCGGTGGCGCGCACCACCTTGGTGGCCTGGCGGCGGGCCCACCACGTGCTGGCGGCATCGATGCCCGCACTGCCGAAGGCAATGGCCAGCAGGATGGCCGCGCCCAGCAGCACCCAGCGCCAGGGGCTGGTCAGTAGGTTGGTGAAGAGCATGCCTACCAAGTCGAGCCAGCGTAAATGCTGCCAGCGCTATAAGTCACGTCGTGCACGCCCGCCCCATCGCGCCCGCCCCCACTACCCGTATTGCCAGCTCGCACGCGGTAATCACGCGCCGGCCGGCCGGCGCGGATGGGCCGGCCCACGGCTACCACCATGCCCACGTGGCCTACGCGCCCCAGATTGGTATAGAAAAAGGTGACCGTGTCAGCAATCTTCAGGCTGTCGAGTACGCCCCGCTGGCCACGGATGTAAAAGGTTTGCTTATCACCGGGCCGGCTCCAGTTGCGGGCAGCGGCGGGCAGCTTCGGGCTGGGCCGGCCGCAACGCAGGTTCCATAGGTAGCGCTCGCATCCGCACCAGGGGTCAATGCCCACCCGCGCACCAGCCAGGCGCTGGGCCAACTCCACGTCGGGGCCATCGTTGCGGCCAGTGGCCTCACGGACTTTGAGCCGGGCGGTGCTGGTAGGTAGCAGGCACTCGGCCCCCCGTCTTACCTGGGCCTGGGCTGGGGTACTCAGCAGCATCAGCACCAGGCAGTTGATAAGGGCAGCGGCCAGGATGCTGATGGCCATGCGGAAGGCGGCGCGGTTGTCTACCCGGCTAGCCTCAGCAAACTGCTCGTTAGCAGGCAGTTTATCAAAGAGCACCGTGTAAAGCTTTACCTTCCAACGTGCTGGGCCCGGGTGGGTGAGCTTCTGCATCAGCCAAGGGAAGATGCTGCTCAGCACAAAAAAAGCGGCGGCCATGATGAGTTTACCGGTGGCCCGGCCGATGGTGGGCCAGCCGTCGAGCTGCGCTTCAGCCCAGATTTCGGCCGGGCTTGCGGCAGTGTCAGTGGCAAGCGTGCTCAAGCCTTTGAGGATGGCTACTTTGTAGAGCACGGCGTAGGCCAGCGGCTGGCTGAAGACAAACAGCAGACCGAGGCCAATAAAAACGAGGTAAGGAGCGAGTTTTCGAAGCATTGTTTTTGCAGAAAAAGGGTGAAGGGTAAAATGTCTATTCGCCATCAGACGCTTTGCGGCGCGAGCTGCTGAGCTGGCCGCGGGTGTAGCTCAGGTTGCTGACCGCCTCCATCAGGTCACGGAAATGCCCGTCCTGTTTCTTATCGAGGCTGCTGACGCTTTGCACCAAGCCATCGACTTTAGAGGCCAGCACGCGGTGGTCTGTTTTGAGGTTGTTGACCTCCCCAGGCAGTAGCGTAAGGGCCGTGTTGTGCTGCTCTAGCGTGGCCACGCGTTGGTTCAGTGCGTTGGCTATGTCCTCGCCTCGGTCATGCTGCGTCTTAATCTTGCCCTGGTTTTCGGCGATGTCTTTGCCCAGCTTTTGCAGCTCTTCTCGGATATCACCTTCTGGCATAAAGCTGCGCGCCGCCTGCTCCAGCTTATCAAGGCGGGCCAGCACGGCTACCCACTCCAGGCGGTCGGCCTCGGCCTGGGCGGCGCTGGCTAGCTCAGCGGCCCGGCGGGCCTTGCCTGCGTCGTGGCTGCGCCAGTACCACGTGGCTAGGAACGTGAGCAGTGCCGCAGCTAGTGAAAGTAAAAGGGGGTGTGGGATGGGCATCTGTAGCCAGCTTATGGCCTATCGGCCGTAGGGAATTGAATTGGATGGGCGGTCATCGGGCCGGCGAATCGCCTGCACCACCACGCTGGGCGTGCGGCTGGCCTGGCCCGGGCCGCAGCTGGTGGCCGGCGGGTAGAAGCTGCCGAACTCGGCACCATTAGCCCGTAGCCATTTGGTTAGCTCCACCTCATAGCTCAGGCCCTCGCCGTCGTAGATGTTGGCCTGGCGCGCCAGGTCGCGCCCATCAGCCGGCTGGCTGTACTGCCCTGTTTTTACCGCAAAGCCATTCGACACAGCCGTTTGCTGGGCAAAGGGCATGTAGCGCGCCATCGAGGCCGACGCCACCACCGCCACCGCTTTGGTGCGCAGGGTGCTCCATGGGAACACTAGCGGCGCTGGGCTGTCCGCGGGCGCGGCGCGCTCCAGCTCGACCAAGCGAAGCAACTCCTTCAGGAGCGGGTCGGTGAGCAGCGGCGCCAGGCGCTGGCGGGTGGCCGACACGATGTGCGGCCGCATCCGGTCCATGTCGAGCGACTCCGGCAAATCGGCGAAGTCCTTATAGTCCTCTTTAAGCAGGAGTATCGTTTCCATCAGGAGTAGTTTGGCTGGGTGGCCCGTCAGCAGTGAGGCCGATGAGGTCGAGAATCTGCTGCTGGCTCATGGCGTTGAGTACTTTGGCCGACATCAGCGGCGACATCGAGTTGAGTGCCTTCAGCGTTTTTTCGGTTTGCGTCGGCACGTTCACCTCCACCACCGGGGCCAGGCTCAGGTTCTGAATCGAGTAGTCACCGGTGGGGCACAGCGGCACGTCGGGTTCATCGGGCCGCTGAAACGTGCTGAATACCACCTCGGCCGTGCGCTCGATGCTGCGCTGGTCGGTGTTGACGACCATGTTTTGCACGTACTTGGTGGCGTCATCCATCTCCTGGCTCGTGCCCAGCTTGCCGGCCGTGGCCTCGCCGTAGAGGATGGTCGGAATCTGGAACACGGCCCGGATGTCGGCCTTGAGGGTTTCGCCATCCGTTTGGTAGCGCTTGCTGGCGTCGGGCGCCTGGAGCGTATCGACGGCCGGCTTGGTGGCTAGCGATTCGGCATACTGAAGCAGCACCTGGTCGCCATCCTCGCCGACGAAGCGGCCGTACTTCTGTTGGTTGGCCAGCTGCACCGCCTCGGTGGGGCTAGCCGTGCCGTACTCAGTAATCATCACCTTGGCCGAGTAGCCACTACGCACGTCGTTGCGCCGGCTGCGCTTGAGCCGGGCCTCGGTTTCCATATCCACCTCGACCGGCTCATACACCTGGTCGGGATAGTAGCCGGCCTCGTCAAGGAACGAGCAATACACTTCGCCCGGGTAGGCCTGCGGCCCGCCGGGCCAGCTAGCCAGGCGCTCGGCCCGGTCATCTGCCGGCTCGTTGGGGTCGAAGACGAGGTGCAGCGAGGGCTTTTGGGTGCGGCCCTTCGAGCCGGGCAGCTTCGGGTGCAGAATGAAAACGTGGTCCACAATGCCCTGGCCATCGGGCAGGCCCAGGCGCAGGTTCTCGGTGGGCACGAAGTAGGCGCTGCATGGATTGCCCAGTAGGTTCAGGTTCACGAGCAGCGCGTGCCCGCTCAGCTTGCTTTGGCGGTCAGCCAGCAGCTTGAGCAGGGCATCCATCGTCTGCCCTTTGGGGTTGATGACGGCCTTATAGAAGTCCGGGTCTTTAAACCCGTTGCCCTCGATAAACTTGGCTTTAGTAGCCGCGCAAACTTTTCCCGTGCCCGATGCCGCCAGCAGCGCCAGCTGCTGCTGCGGGCGTTGGTCATCGACACCCCAGCGCACGTAGTCTTTGGTATCGACGACGCGGCGCTTGGGCTGAGCATCGAGGGCGGTGATGGGCTGGCGAAATACGTGCACGGGAAAAGTCTACTAGCAGGCGGATGAATTACTCAGGGTCTTGCTGGCTGGCGCGCTTCTCGGCGATGGCCGTGCGCAGCTCGTCGTTGGTCAGGTCGGCCAGCGGCTCCATGTTGAGCTCGTGGCGGTAGGTTTCGACGAGCTGGTCCTTGTTCATGCGCGAGAGGCGCACGGGCTTGCCGTCCTCGTCGCCGGCTACCTCGGTAGTGCCGGTGGTGACAACCACGTCGTTATCGAGCACTTCGGTTTTTACTTCCGGCTCGCCTTCAGCCGCGCCGCCGGCCTGCGCCGTGAGGTTGGGTTGCGTTGGCTCGGTCACTTTATTGTCAGCTTCACGCTGGCGGCGCTCACCCTCGTCGAACATGGCCCGGGCCAGTTGGGCGTAGTCGAAGCCACCGGGCAGCGCCGGGGCCGGGGCGGGCGCCTGGGCCTGCTTATCGGCTTGCTCAACCTGCTTTTCAGTAGCCTGCTGGCCAGCCGTCAGGGCCTGCTCTTTCTCCTCGTCCGACTCTGCGGGCGGTAGGGTGGCGAAGTGGCGGGCGGCGTCGGGGTCGCTGGCCAGGATGTCGCGCGCAGCCTTGTCAGTCAGGTTGGCGTTGGTGTAGGTGACGCCCAGCCCGTGCGGGGTGAAGCTGAGCGTATCGCTGTGGAAGCGGGCAACAGTGGTCTTTTTCACGTTTGAAGAAGAAATGGTGGAGGAAGAATTTTGCTGGTCAACCCAGCGCTTGATGGCGTAGTAAGCTTTGCCCAGCTCAGCCGGGCAGGTCTGGCACACCGGGTCACGCCCGGGCCAGGCGGCATCGTGCACAGCGGCTACCTCGCTGGCTTCGGCCGAGTGGGGCCCGGCTGCCACTAGCACCCGGGCCCGGTTGAGTAGCTCAGCGGTCGCCACTAGATGTAGAGCGCTTCGAAGGCGGTCTTCGTCGCCACCGGGTCGATGACGGGCGTAGCGCCTGAGTTATCCATCACGGCGAAAAAGTCGGCCAGGCCTTTTTCCTTAGTCGAGGCCAGGGTGATTTCGGGCGAGCCACCGGTGTCGGTGTTGGCCGTGTCGGTGTCGTTCTTGGTAGCCTTGAGGCCCGCGTTCAGGCCGTACACCAAGTAGTTGCCGTTGTTATCGGCGACCACCGACACGGTGCTATCCTTGGCCAGGTCCTCAGCCGTGGCGTAGTCGGCCGGGTCGCTGGTGAAGGCCACTAGGTCCACCTCGTGCGTGTAGGTCGGCGAGCCGAACTTGGTGGGCGTGAGCTTAGCCCGGCCCACGTTGCTCTCTCCCAGGCCCTGGAAGAGGAAGCCCTTCTTACCCGGCTTCAGGCTGATGCTGACAAGCTTGGGGTTGAGGGCATCGCGCACGACGCTGGCAATGTCGGCCTTGCGGATTTGCACGAGGTCGGTTTGCAAGCCGCCAGCCGCGGGCTCGCAGGGGGCGGCAATGCCTTTTTTAAGTTGACCGCAGTTAAGGGGCATGGGTACTAGCAGAAAGGAGGTGAGAAAAGAAAAAGGCCCAGCCGGATGCGGCCGGGCCTCTCGAATTGCGTTAGGATGGCTGGCCTACCAAGCCGCGCGGGTGAGGAAGGGGCGCATAACCTTGGCGTCCATCTTCCAGTTGCCCCGCATGTGGGTGTACTTGGTCTCGCGGTTGAACCACGATTCAACTTGCGTAGCAGCATCGTAGGAGTCAAAGCCTAGCTGCATGTTGGCCGACGTGGTGAGCACGGCGCGGTGGGGCAGGTTGATTTTGCCAGCTACGTCGAAATCCTCCAGCAGAATCTCGTCCCATTCGGCCACCGGGCGCACGTTCACGCTGTTGAACTTAGGGCCTACCAAGCCTGTAACCTGCAATTCCCAGCTGGTTTCCAGCTTATCATTCGACATGCGGTAGTCGGCCCAGTTATCGGCAATCGACTGCGTGCACTGGATGATGGGAACACCGAACTTGCCGCTGAGCAGCCGGCGGTCGGCACCGCGAATCAGCTTTTGGAAGATGGTCAGCGATTCGCCCGGTGCCAGCTCCTGAGTGGGCGATTGGTTCGCGGCGATGGCGTAGGCGCGCACCTGCGGGTAGGTTGTGGCCAGGGCGATGATTTGTGGCCACAGCCCGCGCAGCTGGTTGTAGTTTTTCAGGTCTGCTGCGCCTGCAGTGAGCTGTCCAGCGGTAATAGCTGGGTCAGCGAAGTAGCCGATGCGGAAGATGTCGTCGCGGATAGCGGCTTCCATCTGGTCCTGCACAAACTCGTTCCAGTAGTTGAGCGTGGTGGCATCGCTTTGGCCCAGGCCGCTACGAATTTTAATGGCGGCTTGCTGCAAGTCGAGGCGCTTGTAGCCGGCAGCCAGGCCCCAGGCCAGGAACGTGCCGTCGAAATCACTACCACACTCCTGAATCCACGCCTCCAGCGCCACCGGGTCCCAGGTGAGTTTTTCCACGTTCATACCGGGCGTGTTGGGCACCGTGCCGCAGCCGGTGTCCAAGTGCGTCACCTTCTTGAATCGCTTAGCAAAGAGGATATCCATCTTTGCCTTGATGTCATCGGTGATGGTAAGGAGCTGTGTGAGGTCGGGCGAATCAAGGACTGGCTCCAGAATCAACTCCCGGAAATTTTCGGGACCGTAGAGCAAGCCCTGCGCACTGTGGGCGCTAGCGATGATGGTATCAGCGTAACGGGGCGGTGCGACAATAGCACCAAGGAGGCCGACTAAGGCTAATTTACTAAACATAAACTAATTGCAGAAAAAAGGCGATAGGATGAGAGAAGGGCTTAGCACTACGGCTTTTTAAAGCGAGCCTCACGCCGCGCCTTGCGAGCGTCACCGGCAGTCTTTATAGGGTCAACTTCGGCGGCGGCATCATCGCCGGCGGCGCTGGCGCGGGGCGGCGTGGCCCGGCTGCCTGCCGTGGTAGCTACTCGATTGACCACTTTGGCCTGCGCAGCGAACTGCGTTTTGAGGCCACCTACTTCGCCGGCCAGGGCCGTGACGGTGCTCACCAACTGCGTGATAGCAGCCGTCACATCAGCCGACGCCGTGGCGTCGGTTGTATCCTCCGTCGGCTTGATTTCCGAAATGGCGCCTTCGGCAACGAGGATATCGTTGCCATCGCTGAGGGAATAGGTGTCATCAGCCGCGGGGTTGCCGTCGGCATCCGTCACGGCATCGCCCACCTGGTACTCCGACCGGTCGCCGGTGTCGATGGTCAGGGTAGCCCCACCGACGGTGGTGACGTCGAGCGCCGTGGCGGCGGTGTCACTGTCGGCCTGCGCGGTGGCTGGCTTCTTGGCCAGGTTCATGGCCGAGGCCATCGCGGCCAGGCCCTGGTTGAATTTACTCATAAGCATTTCGGCCCAGCTGGGCATTTGCTCGCCGTCGGGCGAAGTGGAGGTGGAGGAAGCAGTTTTGGGGGCGAGCGCCAGCGCCGTGGCTGGCTGCACGATTTGGGTGGCAATGCCATTGGCCAGCAGTTGCTCAGCCGTGAGCACGGTTTGCGCGCTCATCAGGGCCGTGATGGCGGCCTCGTCCACGCCGGCCCGCTCGACGTAGAGCGCAATGAGCCGCTGCTGGCATTCGGCCATCTCATCGGCAAACTGCTGCGCTTCAGCGGCCGTGACGCCGACAGCGCCGCCGGAGGGCAGATGCACGAGGCTCTCGACGTGGGTGTGAGCCAGGCGCACATCGCCGGCCAGGAATACGGCGTTGGCGATGCTGCTGCACTGGCCAATAGCCTCGGTGGTAATGGTCACACCGGGCAGGCTCGTGAGATAATCGAACATGCCCAGGCCCTTATCTACCCGCCCACCGGGCGAATTGATGACGACGCGCACCGCGTCGAAGGGCTTCTGGTATTCCAGCTGCAACATCACGTCTTCGAGCGTGGTGTAGGGATAGATGTTACCCGCCTCGCTGGAGTCGGCCACAATCGGACCCGAGATATAGACTTTAGCCTCTGCCATACCACAAAGTTTGCGGCTGCTTATAGGGCTGATTTGGCGTTTTGTGCCACCAAAATGACACCTAACGCAAATCCCGTTACGCTTTTGGCAATCCCGTTACGCTTTTGGGCGCCGGCGTTTGTGAGGGCCTAAGCTGGGCGGGAATTTCGGGGTATTATGGCCGACCAAACCAACGAGACTATCCTGTTCGAGGTAAAAATCAACAGCGAGCAGTACAAAGCGGAGCAAAAACTGATTCGGGACAGCCTGGCGCAGGTCACGCTTTCCATTGAGAAGACGCGCGAGGCGCAGAAGGCGCTCGATACCGCCCGTAAGGCTGGCAAGGTGGGCGATACCGAGTACTCCCAGCAGTCGGTGAAGCTGCGCGAGGAACTGAAGGGTCAGCGCACCAACATGCGCGAGCTAGAAAAAGGGCTGGAGACGAGCCAGAAGGCTTACGGTAGTGCCGCCGACTCCATCGACCAACTCAAGGCCCGGGCGGCCGAACTCACCACCGCCTACAACGCCATGGGGAAGGAAGAGCGTACGGCCAGCGAGGCCGGCCAGCGCCTCACGGCCGAACTGCTGGAGGTGAATAAGGCGCTGCTGGGCGGGGGCGTCGCCGTCAACGACTTCAGGCGTCAGGTTGGCAACTACCCCAAAGGCGAGAGCCTGGCCCCACTCATTCAGCAGCTAGTGAAGCTGGAGGAACTGCAAAAGTCGGGCGTGCTGACGGCCGAGCAGGCGGCGCAGGCTGACCAAGACGCCGTGGGCTTTAAGCAGCGCATTGCTCAGGCCGGTGCGCAGGAAGGCAAAAGCTACGAGGACACCACGGCGCTCGTGAAAACCTACGGCGACGCTATCCGGCCGGCCACCGCGGCGCTGGTGCAGTTGGAGCAGGAGCAGCAGCAGGTCGTGGAGTCGGGCAAGGCCACCGGTGAACAGGTCACGCAGATTGGTTTTCGCTTCGGCCAGGCACAGAAGGCCATCCAAGACGCTACCGATGCCCTGAAGGAAGTGCCGGCGGCGGCTGAGGATGGGGCCCAGCAAACTAAGGGCCTGGGTGAAGGTCTGCTCGATGCGGCCCAAAGCAGTGACGTGCTGGGTGGGGCCGTGAACGTGCTCTCGTCGGCGAAGGAGAAATACACCGTAGCTGTTAACATCGCCAAGGCCGCCACCGCGGGCGAGGTGGGCGTGCTTGGCGCGCTGAGGCTGGCGCTCATTGCCACCGGCCTGGGCCTCTTCGTAGTGGTGCTGGGCTCGGTGGTGGCGTTCTTGACCAAGACGCAGGCCGGTACCGACTTCCTGAGCCGCAAGATGGCGGCCCTGGGCGCGGTGACCCGCGTTATCTCCAATCTATTTGTGGAATTAGGCGGCAAGATTTTCGCCGCTGCCCAGAACCCCAGGCAGGCGTTTTCCGACTTGGTTGACTTTATCGAAACCAACCTCGGCAATCGACTCAAGGCCTTCGGCGTGCTCATCGACGCCGTGCGCAATCGCGACTTCAGCAAGCTGGTGGATGGCACCGTGCAGCTAACTACCGGTATTACTGACGCGACCGCTAAAGTCAAGGCATTTTCCCGGGAAGTGGACGCGGCCGCCAACTCAGCTGAGCGCTTGGCGCAGATGGAGCGGGAGCTACAACGCGCTGAAGATGACAACATCGCCACGAATAAGACCCTGCTCAACCAAGTCGAGCGGCTTAAAAATGTGCGTGACAATGAGTTCAATACCATTCAGGAGCGCCAAGCGGCCAACGAAGCAGCCTACAAAGTGGAGATGCAACGCGAGGCAACGCTAACAACGCTGGCCAGCCAGCGGGTGGAACTGCTGCGGGCGCAGATAGCGCAGGAAGGTGGCCGCGAACGGGTGAGCCGCGAGCGTTTTCAGGAGTTGAAAAACGCTGAAAATGAATTAGCTGATATTCGCGAGGATGCGGCCGGTAAGCAAAACGAGCTCATCACCAACCGCTACCAACTGGAGCAGGAGCTACTCGATAAAGCCATCGAGCGCCGCAAACAGGCGCTAGCCGTGGAGGCTGCCCTGCTGAATAAACGGCTGTCCGAAGTGCGCCTCAACAGCAACGAGGAGCTAAACCTGTTGCAGCGCAAGCTCAAGAACGAGCGCGACGTGGAGTTGACGCAAAAGAACCTGACCGCTGCCCAGAAGCGGGCGATTGACATCAAGTACCAAGTGGACTCCACGGCCCTGCTCGTCAACTTCCAGCGCCAGGCTGCCTTGCTCACCCTGCAAGCCGAGCAGGAGCGCAACGCGGCTAGCCTGGCGGCCAATCAGCGGGTGCAGGCCGAGCGGGCGGCCCAGGGCCTGGCAGCCACCGAGCAGCAGCTACGCGACGAGTTTCAGCTACAAAGTCGCGCGGCTGTGCTGGAGCGTGAGCTAGCGCTGGCCAGCCTCAACCGGCGGACCGACAACGCGGCCACCGAGTTGCGCATCCGGGCCGAGGCCAGTCAGAAGCTGGCCGACCTCAATGCCAGCCAGGCCGATGCTGCGCGCCAGCGCCGGGCCAAAGAACTCAGCGACGAGGCCGAGCAATACAACCTGCTAGCCGATGGCATGCTGGCCGGCCTCGACCAAGCTGAGCAAGCACAGGTGCAGGCCAGCGAGACGTATAAGCAGCAGCGCACCGCGGCCCTGTTCGATGAGCAGGAAGCCCGGCTGGCCCTGGTCGCCGCCGGCAGCCAGGAGGAGCTAAACATCCGGCAGGACATCGCCAACAAGCTCAAACAGCTTCAGGCCGACAGCAGCCAGGCCCAACTCGACCTACTGAAAGCCCAAACCGAAAAGGTGGCCAGCGTGGTGATGGGCTCGCTCTCCTCGATTGCGGCGCTTCAGGATGCCGACAGCCAGGCGAAGCTCGCCCGCCTCGATGCCGAGATGAACAAGGAAGGCGTGTCGGCCGCTCGCAAGGCCGTGCTGGAAAAGCAAAAGCTACGCATCGAGCAGCAGGCGGCCGAGCAGCGCAAGAAGCTGGCCCGGGCGGAAGCGGTAGTCCAGTTGGGCCAGGCCATCATGGTTATCCTCTCGCAGAAGTCCGTCTTGCCCTCTCCACTAGCTGAGATTACCAAGGGCCTGGAAATAGCCGCGGCTACTGCGACGGCCGCGGCGCAGTTCAAAGCTATTGAGTCAGCCAAGTTTGCGCTCGGTGGTATTGCGCAGGGCCCCAGCCACGCGCAGGGCGGTATTCAACTCTACCACCGGGGGCGCCACGCAGGCATTGAGATTGAGGGGGGCGAGCCGGTGCTCACGGCGGCCGTGTCGCGCAACCCGGTGCTGCTGGGCATGGCCAGCATGATAAATCAGCTGGCCGGTGGCCGGGCCCTCTACCGTGACCCTACGCCGGCAAGCACCTGGCAGCGCTGGGCTGATGGGGGCGTGGTCAGCTCGTCGGCCATGTACCTGCCCCAGGTGCGTACTGGTGGCGTGGTGCAGCAAGTCAGTGCACAGCCCATCGACTACGACCTGCTCACCGCAAAGCTGGCCGGGGCTTTTGAAGCGGCTGCTCGTGCGTTGCCGGCACCCGAGACAAACCTAGTCGAGCTGCGCCGCCGGAATGCTGAGCTTGACCAACGCCAGGTCCTAACCGACATCTAGCCCATGCAACTTATAGAACTGCTCTGCGAGCTCGAAAAAAAAGGCCAGCTTGGTAAACTATACCAAGCTGGCGTTCTCAATATCAAGTGCTTTAATTATAAGGAGCTGGTGCTGCACTACCGGGCCCTGTTAGCTACGCCGACCTACGCCGACCAACAAAGTCGTGCCGCAGCAGCTACGGCCAAGCAGTGCCATGTCGGACTCAGAACGGTATACCGCGCCATTGGGGAAATGGAGCGAGCTGTTTAGCATGAGCTTACAGCTAAAGCCTTTCGACTTTTCCGTTTTTATAAACGATAAAATGGGCGCTATCAAGCTGAAGGGCACCCATTTTATTTTTAGCTCGGTAGGAGTGCGATATTCTCAATCCCAATCGAGTAGTGTCAGCCGCATGCAGCAGAGAATCAGCCTTGTTTTGGTAGTGCTTTGCGCTCGCTACTGACTCATCAAAAATCTTTTTCCCATAGGCCGAGTGCGCTCCTGCTCGCTTCTTCGCGTTAGCAAAATCATCCTCAGCAAATAGCATTGCTTTATCGGCGGCTATCTTATTCGCATCCTTTTGTTGCCAAGGATTCGGAGTGCCCCAGCTAGCTGGCTCATAACTGGCCGGGTCATCTGTGTTTTTTACCACAAAAGCAGAAACTGCTTCGTGAACAGGATTGACACTAGTTGGCTTATCGGCTTCCTCTACCGTTAGCGGAGTGGGCGGTGAGCAAGCGGCCAGAAGCAGCAGTGGAGCTAGTAGGTTTCTTTTCACACTGCCAACTTACAGAAGCCGAATTAATTCTACTGGCGTGCTGGGCTCGGCGTCCTCCCAGCCGTCAATTTTATTGACGTAAAACCACGCCTGCTCATCCTCCAGCCACACCGGCACGAGCTGGTCGAAAGCCACCATCTCGGCCGCGCTCAGGTACACGCTGGGCCGCAGCACGAGCGGCCGCAGGAGCGCCGCGGCCAGGTGCGGGTAGTAGCGGGGCAGCAGCGAGCGGGTAAAGTCGAGGTCTTCCGGCTGGGCCCGGCTCACGAAGTAGCTCAGGCGCAGGGGCACTACCTGCTTATCGCCTGCATCATCTTCGAGGAGCACCTCCCGGGTGGCCAGCAGCTGGTACACGAAGCGCGGCCCGGGCTCCTGCGTCTCAAAGTCATCGCCCAGCGCCTTTACCCGGGCAGCCTGGGCCTCTTCGGCCGTGTAGATGCCGGTGTCGAGCGCATCCTGAATCGTGGCCAGGTCGGCTTGGTAGTCGGTACCGGCCCTGGGTTTCCAGTAGGGCACGAGCAGCAGCCCCTCGCCCCCCACCGGTGAGGCGGCGAAAGGTAACGTCAGCACGTCCTTGGTCGCCGGTAGGCTCGTGTCGCCGGCACCGTTGTCGAGGTAGCCGGCGCCGAAGGCCTGGGCCGCGGCCTGGGCGGCTTGGTCGTTCCAGGGCTGGCCGGCATGGCTCTGCTCGAACACGGCCTGCGCGTAGGCCGTGTTCGAGTCGTCGGCCTGCCACCGAAACCAATTGCGCTGGGCATAGTCGCCCAGCTTCCAACTGCGCTTTGCCGGCTGGCTGCCGTCGCGCAGGGCGCTCCAGTCCTGGCCCGTGCGCCGTGGGTCGGCTACTACTTGGGCCGTCTGCCGAAAGGTGACGGCCGCCGTGTAGGGGTCGGTGGTTTGCGTCAGCCCATAGCATTGGATGAAGTTTTTAATAAACTCTTTCTGCGTCATCGCCGGTAGCCATTCTGCCAGGTGCACGCGGCCGCCGGGCGGAAAGTCACTCAGCAGCTGCACCGACAGCTGGCCGATGGGTAGCAGTGTCCAAGACTCGTCGAATGGACCATTACCAAAAATTCCACCGCCGAAGCCATCAAACAGGTAGCGTGTGGTAATGGTGTCGCCCACCTTCAGCAGCTGACGTTCAGCCAGGGCCGTGAGGGTCGTATCCTGATTGCCATTGCCCCGGATGCTGTCCACGTCCACCCGCACGCCATTTATCTGGATTTCGAGGGCGGCGGCCACCTCCCCATTCAGCACCGGGTTGCAGTAAATCGCCACCTGCTGCTCGGCCTTGATATCGTAGAAGCCGGGTAGCGTCACGGTATAAGTGTAGGTGGCCGCGTTGAAGGCGACAGCACCGCCCTGGTGCAGGTTGGTGTTGTCCACCGCATCGAAGCCAGTACCGGCAACGTGCCGGTAGGGCAGCGTCCAACCGTAGGGCGTGGCGTTGTTCTGCTCATCCTCAAAGGTGCGGGCCAGGTCGGTAGGGCGATAGCCCGCGACAAGCTCATGCGCGGCCCGGGTAACTTCGGAGTAGCCGAAGGCCTGCACCGCCGGCAGCAGCGCCGTGTCAAAGATGGCGGGCAGCTCGCCCTTGCGCTTCACGCCGGCGCCCAGGAAGATGGCCTCGAGCACGGCGCGGGCGTAGGTGCTGGGCCAGTAGCCGGCCTCGAACAGCTTGCTGGAGCCGGCGGCCGGCTGCACGGGCGCGCCCAGGCCCCGGTCGTAGAGGTCGTACACGTAGCCCTGCTGCCAGCTGCTGTGGCCGGCGCCCTGCGCCACGGCGCCCAGGGTCCAATCGTGGTCGAAGGCCGAGAGGTCGAGCTGGCGCAGGGTCTTGTCGCTGCCGTCCGGATTGAGGAGCAAGTCGTAGAAGCCGCGGTTGCCCGCCAGCAGCTTGCCCGTGTAGCCGGTGCGCGGCGTGTAGTCGTCGAAGGTCAGGCGCGCCCCGGGCAGCACCTCCACCCCGCTGGCCTCCAGGCACGCGCTGGCCCCCTTATAGGGCGTCGGGCTCAGGCTCGTACCGAGTTGCGGCTGGGCCAGCCGGCGGTGCGTGTCCACGTCGTCGGGCAGGGCGAATGAGGTTGTGAACGCGGCCTGCACCGTGTCGGGCTTGGTGATGTCGTTATCCTGGCGGGTAATGGCCACCCGGCCGGTCAAGGGCTGGGCGCTGCCATCGGGGTACTTGAGTAGGTAGGCCATCGGCTAGTTGGTCAGGGCGTTGCGGGCGGGAAGTTTCAGCGTCAGTTCCAACTCGTGGCGACCATCGGAGCTGGTGCGGCTTACGCTGGAATTTGGCAGAATCAGCACCGGAAGCCGACTACCATCGGGCTGCTGCCGGTACACCTGGGGCGAGTCGAGCAGCGTGCTGAGTGCCGCGTGCTGGGCTGCGCTGAGGTCGCCAGCGCGCACGGTGAGCGTATCGGTGGCGGCCCGGCGCACGGCCACGCTCACGCGGGCGTCGGCGGTGCTGATGTCGCTAGATTCGGTCACGTCGGTTTTGGTGTCCACGTCGCCGACGAAGGCCCAGCCCTCCCAAGTGCCGAGAGGGCTGAGCCAGCGCAAGTAGGCTGGGTTTCCGCAAGCGGGTGCGAGCGTGAGGCGGAGGGGGGCAGCTAGGTAGTGCATAACTAGGGGCGAAAAGGCGCAGCAATAGGCCAGAAGAAATAGAGCACGACGGCGGCTACAACAGCAAAGCCACGCCAGGTAAATACTTGCTTGGCAGACATATTACTGCACGGCGAAAACGGAAGGGGCCGCGTCCGCCTGCTGCGCATAGGCTAGCAGCAGGGCGTTGATGTTGACCTGGCCACTGCGGCACATCTGGCCAAAATACTGGTCCTGTAAAATCAGTACCTCGGGCTTGGCGTGCAGGAAGGCTAGCCAGTCCTGGCCCTCAGCGAATTCCTCCACTTCTTGCGTGCGCGTATTGTAGGCGCTGCCGCGCTGCACAATGGTGCCGGCCTGCACGGCCTGCGTGCGCAGGCGGTAGCGCGGAAATCCATCAGCGGGGTCTACCGCTACCTCGTGGTTTGCCAGAAGCCGGGCGGGCTCCAGCTTCAGGTAGGCGCTCGGCACCACCTCGCCAAAGCCACCATCCGCTGCCATCCCGCAGGCCTGTCGTTCCATAAGTAGCAGCAGCTCGACGCGGCCATCCGGCAGAAACGTCATCGTCAGCTTGGCTGGCCGCGCCTTTTGGCGGAAAGTGGTTTCGGAAAACTTGAGGTCAGCCACTTCTAGGTTAATGGCGTTGAGTTCGGGTTCTAGCAGCATAAAAAAGAATTAAATAGGTTGCGGCCCGCCGCGCACGTTCAGGCCCAGGCCGTCGAAATAGAGGTCGTTGTTGGCGCCGGGCAGCACTTCGATGCGCAGGCGGTTGAGGCCAAAGAGTGGCTGAAGTGTGAACCACTCGTTGTCGTAGAGGTCGCCACCGCCATAAAACGCGCCGCCGCTGCCTGTTTTATCCAGCACTTTCGTGTCGTTGAAGTAGACGATCGAGCGAGTTTCGTTGGATTGCGGCGCGTACAAGCGAATCCACTCATCTGCCTGGCCGCCAGCGGTGAACGCAAATTCGATGGTTGCAACTGCTGTGTTTTTTCTGACCACCGTCGTATCCGCGTTGCGGTACGGCGCACCACCGAGATTCGTGTAGTACAGCCAGGTGCCACTGTAGCGTATCACGTCCTTCCGCGAGTCGTGGATGAACTGCTTTGTGAGCGGCGTGACCTGCTGCGAGAGCAGGCCCGCATAAAAAGCGCGGCGTAAACTCATGGTAAACGCGTTATATAGTACTCAATCACCCCACCGGGGGCCACGCTGAAGCTATAGAGGTGGCGCGCCCCGCTCGCGTAAGCGCCAGCCAGCAGCACGAACGTATTAGGCAAAAGGGGAGGTGCGGCATTGGCTCCCAGCCGTGCCCGCACCACTACCCCAAGCTGCGCGCCCGTGGCGTCCACGGTGTAGGTGCCACTGAACAATTCCGGGTACTCAGTATCAACCTTGAACGTGAGTATCGTGCCCGTGCCCAGCGCCGGCCCCGCCGATGGGGCCGGCTGCCCGCTGCCAGTACCGCCGTCGGTGCCCACCACCACGGCGTACGCCTGCGCGGGCACCGATGCCGCCACGTAGAGGTTGCCGCCGCGCACGAAGCTGAGCGCGCCCGCGTCGTCGTTGAGCACCCGCCGGCCAGAACCGACCTTGATTCGGTTCTGGAGCAGCAGCAGGCTGTTGGTGGCTTTGGCCTGCGCATCGCCCGCCGCCGCGCCGGGAAATTGGTCGAAGAATTTGATCGCGTCGCCGGCCGACGTGATGTCGCAGCCAATTATTTCCGCTTGCAGATACGTGTAGTAGTTCTGGGCATAGCCGTAATCGACTGTCACCGCCGCCGCCTGGCTTGCGTCGGTATTTGTGAGGCGCACATTATAGAGTCGCAGCTTGCGGGTAGCGCCGAAAATATTGTAGCTGAACGCGTACAGGTAGCCATTCAACTGAATGTCGCGGATAGTGACCTGCTGCGCGGCGGGGCCAATATTTACCGGCGCGTTGAGCGTGCCTTCGCCACAGAGCAGTAAGGAGCCGCTTGGCGGGCGTAGATTCTTGAGCGTAAGCGTGCTGCCGGGTGCCAGCACGAGCGTGCCGCTGGCTGGAAACTGGTAGTCGAGGCTGGGGAAATAAGGCGCACCGTGCACAGTCACGACGCTGCCCGACTCCAGGAAAGTCGGCATTGTGGTCCAGGCTGACACCGCACCGCCGGGTGCCTTCACCACAATGCGGCTGTCGCGCAGGCTAAATAGTTGGTTTAGCTCAAACGTGTGCTGCTGCTGCGTGTCATAGTCAGGCAGAGGCGTTGCTGTTCCTGCCAGCACATCTACCACTACCTCCTGCGCTGGGAATTCGTCGCGCACAAGCGTGCCATTCGTGCGGAAGCTCGTGGCGTCAGCGGCATGCACATGGACTACCTGCGTTTCATCGCCACTCCTGTTCCAGTCGCCTGCAAGAGCGTATTCTGCGCCCGCCACTATTTCCTCGCCGGCGTTGAGCAGGTCTTGCACATCGGCCAGGGGCTGTTCGATGGTCAGCACCGCGCTGGGGCCGCCGGCTAGCACAGCTTGCCAGCTAATGTAGACAGCATCCCCAACCGGCGCGCCGAGGTAGCGGGGCACGAGCACAGCGCCCGGGGTGCCGGCCGCCACGACGGTGGCCACGTACTGCTGCGGCGGGCTCGTTACCGTGAGCGGGGTATTGGCCGGGTTATCCACCACCGCGAGCGTACCGGGCGTAATGGTGAGCGGTTTGAGGCGGTCGAGCGTCAGGGCTGTCGCCGGCACGCCGTACAGGCGCGAGTCGCGATACTGCACCACCTTCACGCCGCCGGGTACGGCGTTGGTCGTAGGCACCGCGCCCCCGATGGGGGCCTGGTGCGTTTGGTCGGTGGCGGGATAATAGACCGGTACCGTGAGCGTGCTCACGTCGGCCCCGGCGGGCAGCACCGGCAGGCCGGGGATGCGCTCGTCCTGCGTGGGCAAGCTGGTGGCTGGATTGGGCATGGAGGTTAGAGGCGCAGGCGGCCGGTATTGGTAAGGAGAAAGCCGGTAGCCGGCGTAGCGCCCGCGTTGGAGCGGTCAGTATCGACAATGGCCACCTCGACAAAGGCAGCCAGGGGAAGCGGGTTGGCGGGCAGCGGGATGCGCAGCACGCCGGCGGGCACCGTGGGCGCGAGCGAGTAGGAGCGGATTTCCAGCTCCTGCCGGCTCGCGCTGAGGTAGCGCCATTCCGCGTAGCGGGTGCTGGTGGATGAGGGCAGCAGCACGCTGACCTCCAAGGGAAAGCCTACAAACTGCGTGGCCTCGTCGTCGCCGAAGATGCTGGCCACGCGCCCGGTGCCATCAGCTACAAAAGGGGCCATCGTATCGGCGGCACCGGGCAGGGCGGCCAGCACGGCATGGCGCTCGCCGGCGCGGGTAAGCCACCCTTCCTCCCCGCTGCTGTCTACCACGCGGTAGCGGTAGTAGAAGTGCAGCGAGGCGTCTTGGTCAATCAGCGGCTGGGTGCTGGTGGCCGCGTACCGTTGGGCCGCCACGAGTTCAGCGCGCAGGTAGGGCGCAGCATTCACGTACTGGGTGGCCGTGCGGATAGTGGCCCGAAACTCAGCGAAGGGCACGAGCTGGCCGGCTTGCCACAGTTCTACCTCAGCATGTAAGCCGGGGCGAGTCGCGCCCAGCGCATCGGTCAGCGTCGCCTCCACCTTCAGCAGCACGGGGTTGGGTAGCACCCCACCAACGGGTTCCCACCGCGGCGCGTCGTTTAGGCTGGGGTCAACGAGGGGCGCTGCTGCGTCAATGGTGAAGGAGCCCGTAAGCAGGCAGTTGGGGTCATCCTGGCGGCTCAAGCTATAGGTGTACGCGCCAGTGGGCAGCAGCTGCGCGTACACGATGCCTGCGTTCTGCACCACGTCGAAGTTCGTGCTCACTACGCCAGCAACGGCAAACAGCACATAAAGGTCGCTGGTGGTAAAGGCAATTTCAACGTAACCAAACCCGCCCGGCGAGGTCGGTGAGTGCGGGGTTACGCTGGTAATGACGAGGTCGCAGGCCATGACTTAGAGGCGGTTAGTGGTAAAGCCCACGAGGTCGGAGCGCAGGCCTGAGCGGGCGGCTTCGGCCAGGCCCTGGCGCAAGCGGGGCAGGGCCGCCGCAATGGGGCCGCTGAACGTGTCGGTGGGCTTTTTAAAGCGCGGGTCTTCGCCCCGGAACAGGCGGGTGCCGCGGGCGGCGATGTTGTTGGCCACGGCGTAGGGGTTGATTTTGAGCCGCTTGGCCTGGAGCCACTCGATGATGGCGGCGATGGGCGGGCGCTGGCCCGGGCGGCGGCCGTCGCGCAGCGCCTTCAGGTGCGCTGGGCCGAACAGGCCGGCGTATTCGGGGCCCGACTCGTCACGGATGGCGGCCGCCGTGCGCCCTGTCGCCTGCTGGCCATTGGCCTGCATGGCATCGAGCACCTCGGTGTGCAGCCGCTGTATTTCGCGGGCCAGGATGGGGGCGAAATCGGTCATTAGTTAGTAGTGGTGACTAGCACGTCCTTTTCGAGGGACATTTCCAGGGCATTGTGCCACGAGGTTGCTGTGCCACACGACAACTCGTAGGTCATGTAGCTGCCAGCCCGGCAGCACACGGCCGTAATGAGGCGCGGCTTCTGGTCGTCATCGGTGCGCAGATAGACCGTATGGCCGATTTCGAACTCGTTTTCGATAATTATCATAGCTGGGGCTGGCTGAGGGGTAAGCAGATGTTGAGGCCACCGCGCGGCGTGAGGTCGAGGTACAGCCCCACGCCGTCGGCGTTGCGGTCGAACTGGTTGAAAAGGACGTCGGCCGGGCGCACGAGCTTCACGCTGGCCACGTCGGTATGCTTGGCCAGGGCCGCCACGAGCTGCGCGGCTGCGTCCACCATCGTCTGCACCCGGGGCTGGCGCACCTCGGCCGTGTCAGCCAGCTTCGACGGGATGAGCAGCAGCAGCAGGCACGAGTAGGTGGTGCCCGTGAGGACGCCGTATTTGTTGGTGACGAAGCGGAACGGCATCTTGTCATCGAGGTACACGATGCGGTCGTTGGCCGTCGTCTTATCGAGTTGGATGTTGGCCAGCTCCTGCTCACCGTGGCGGTAGAAGCAGCCAGGCAGCACCTGACTGGCGCAGGCGGCAATGATGTCGTGGGGTAGCTTCATTTCTTACTGCGCTCCTGACGCTTATGGAGCTGATAGCGGTAAAATGCCTGGTGGTTTTCGAACTCAATCATCGTGTTTACCTCGCCCCAGCTGAGGCCGAAGAAGTAGGGCCAGCGGGTTTTGTCACCACCGGCCAGCGCGTTGACCACAGCCAGCGCATCCCATTCCGCCACGAGGGTTTGGAGGCCGGCGGCGTGCTCGTCGCTGCTGACGGGGATGCGCTTGAGCTGGGCGGCGTGCCCGCGGCGAATGCGGTCGTAGTCGGCAAAAAAAAATCGGTGATGGGTAGCGCCTCCTCCAAAATGGCCTGGCTGCACACCTGGTCGCCGAAGGCGTCCTTGGCGTCGGCATCGTACTCGGCAGTGCCATGGTAGGCCGGGTAGAGCACGATGGCCAGGGCGCGGATGCGCTTCTGCGACACGGGCAGCGTGGTATCCTGAAGCAGCGCGCCCAGGTCGGTGGCCTGGCCGAAGCTCACCACGTCGAGCGAGGATAGCACTGGCAGCGTGCGGGGCGGCTCGCCGGGCAGCGTGATGGTATCCGGCATTTCGAGGCCGCTGAAGCCGGGCATTTCGTCAGCGCTGAAGCTGAGCACCGGCAGCACCTGCTCGTTGACGAAGGCAGCCGGCAGGTTCATCACCTCCAGGGGCGAGAGGTTGAGCAGCACGCTCAGGAAGCTGTAGATGTCGGCACCGTCGGGCAGTTCAGCCAGGCGCGCGGCCTGGCCCAGGGTCACCTCGCCCCAACGCGTGGGCAAGGCAAGGGTGCGGGAGTCAGGTAGAACGATGGGGTACATTAGGCGGCCTCCTTTTCAAGTGATTCGTAGTAAGCCTGGCGCACTTCGGGGTGCACGTGCGGAGCATCGGGCCCAAAGGCCTTGGGCATTACCTGCTCGTAGTCAGCCAGTGGTAGCACCTGTTTGAGGCCGTACACCTTGCCATAAGGGCTAGCCAGGAAGTCAGCGAGCGTGCAGTACTCTTTCTCGCCGGCAGCGCTGGGGTCGAAGACCTGCACCACTAGCTCGCTGTCGCTGGCCGCCCGCAAGGCGATAGCCACGGTGTGCATCACGTGGCGGGCCCGCGGGCTGCGCACGTCGATGAGAAAGGGGCCGACGTTGCCATGCAGCACCTCAACGCCGGTGGTGCCCCCAAACAGCTTTTCCCATACCGAGGCGGGCATAGGCACCGTAAGGCTGCACTCGGTGTAGAGTGGCGAGAAGAAATAGCCTAGGCTGCGGGCGTACTCCTCGAAGCGGTGGCCGTTGCTCTCGGTTACATCCCAGAGCAGGCGTGTGTCACCTGTCAGCGAATACAGGCTGTAGTACTGGCAGCCCCAGGGGAACGGCTGCGGGGTGTGTTGGAGGTAGAGCTGCATTATTGGGGGCGAAAGGATTGGTAAGTCGTGATGGGCTTGTTGCCCACCGGTTGGTAGCGGCGAATGGCCTGCGTGAGGCAGTCGAGCATGTCATCGTGCGCCGCGGTCGGGAAGGCAGCGGCCTGGTTGATGAGCTTCTCGTTCCAACTGCCGTCGATGAGCACCACGCGGCCGGACTCGATGAAGGCACTGGCCGTGTTGACGCGGCTGCGCTTGTCGCCGTCGGGCGTGGGGGCCTCGACCACGTTGAGCTGGGTGATGGCCTTGAGGTCCTGCACCACGCTTTTGCCGCTGGCCTTGGGCTCGACGTGCAGCTTGCTTTGCGCAGTGGCCGCATCGTGCGTAGCCAGCAGCTCAGGGAGCTTCTTTTTGAGCGCAGGAAACTCCAGCCACATTTCCTCGACGAAGCGCACGTAGAGCGTTTGGCCGATGTAGGTGCTGATGAGCAGGGCGCTGGGGTCGTTCTTCTGCTGGTCGGTGTAGGCTGTGTCAGCGTCGCCATGCCACACGGCAGCTGAAGCGCCGGGCACCTTCAGGAAGTCGGGATAGGTGATAGTGTGGAACCAAGCCTTTTTCAGGATGCCGCCCTCGTCCGGCGCCGGCATCTGCTGCACCTGGCCAGCGTAGGCGTAGGAGCCCAGCGCCACCTTCAGCCCCTGAAGCACATGCCGCGGCCGCCGGATGGGGTCGAGCAAGCCATCGACGTACTCTTCCTTTAGATAGGTTGGGCGCACCTGTTTGCCCACTACGCCGGTCTGCTTATCCTTGGTGAGCTCGCCGGGCAGGCAGATGTGGCGCAGCGGCCGCCCGCTGGTCAGCCACTCGCCCGCCGGGTCTTTCTCGGAAATGCGCTGCATCACCATGATTTTCACGGTGCGCTCCGGGTCGGTGGTGCGCGTGGCCAGCGTCTTCAAGTGGTCCGACGCCGAGAGCAGCGCCGCCTCGCTCGCCGCCTTCTGCGGGTTGAGCGGGTCATCGATGATGATGAAGTCGGCGTGGTTGCCGGTCGGGCCGCCCGTGGTCGAGGTGCTGTAACGCTGGCCCAGAGCCGTGTTGCGGTAGTCGGTCTTACCGTCCTGGTCATCCTGAAATTCGATGAGGCCCGGATAGAGTTGCTGAAACTTGGGGCTCTTCAGGCACAGGCGGGTTTTGGTGCTGTGGCTGATGCTAAGCGCCGCGTTGAACGAGCTGCTGATGAGGCGAATGCTGGGCTTGCGCACCCACAGCCAGGCCGGAAACAGTTGCGTGACCGTCGTACTCTTGCTGGTGCCCGGAGGCACGTTGATGAGCACGTCGGGCTGGGCGCGCTTGGACTCCCACAACTCGTACACCTCCTGCAATTGGTCACACAGGTAGCGAATGTGCCAATTGAGCTTCAGCTCAACGGCTTCGATGGTATGCCAGAACGCGCAAAAGAACTCGAAGAACGACTCCTTGCAGATATCGGCTTCGAGTTGCTCAGGAGTCAGAGCGGCGAGCGCCTCATCAAGCTCGGCCTCGGTAGTGGGTAGCATCTGCTCAGGCACCTGCACCTCCTTCCTGCTGCACCTGTTTCATTTTGGCCAGCATCTCTTTCTTCTGCTCGAGCGTGAGCAGGCCCAGCACGGGCGAAGCAGGCAGCTTCTCGCCGCCACTGGTGATATCCACCTTGGTGGTGAGCATGCCGCGCCACTTGGCTAGGTTGTCGAGGGCGGCATCTGGACTACGGAGTTCGACCTTCAACCCAAACTCAGTGGGGGCAATCGTCTTGACCATATCCAGCAGGCCCAGGTCGGCCGCCTTCACTAGGTCGAGCACCATGCGATACTTTTTGATGGGCTCGCCACCCGGCACCTTGTAGGTGGCGGCGGGGTTGCGCTCTAGCTCCATTTGGTGGCGCAGCATGTCCAGCTTGCGGCTACGCTGGCGACCCTTATAATCGTCCCAATACAGCGCTAGCTTATCACCATCTAGGCCCAGAACGGCCGCTGAGCGCTCAGTAAACTCGTAATCGTAGGCGTCGTCAGCCTCTATGGCAGCAATGCGGCCAGCGAGCGGCGCATCAAGGAAGGTCTCTTCCTCATACTCCTGCTTGGTGTAGAAGTCATCGAGGCCAGCGCGGGCCAGGGCAGTCCACCTAGCGGCTATTTCTTCGGGGTCCATCGCCGCGGTGTCGAGCACGAGCTTCACCGCATTTTTGATGTAAACATTTGTCAACAGGCGGTAGCCTTGCTGACGAGCCGTCTTCTTACTGTAACCTGCTGTCTCAGCCGCCTTTGTGGCATTGAAGCACGCACAAAAAGCCTCGACAAACTTTCGTTGGCGAGGCTCCAGGTTTTTGAGGGCTTTTTTGGCGGCGTCGGACTGCTCTGACATGGTCCTTCGAAATTCCGGCCCAGCTTATGGGGCTGCAAGTGCGAGGGGCCAAAAGCGTAACGCGATTGCCAAAAGCGTAACGGGATTTCATTTGGCGGCCTGTCGCAGCAGGTAACGCAGCTGCACGGTGCTTATATTCAGCGACCGGGCAACCTGGGCGCGCACGCGACTGCTGGGCCAGGACGGGTGCTTGAGGGCGAGCGCTGCCACGCCGGTTTGGGCGGCCGTCACATCGCTGGCCAGGAAGGTGCGCGGGGGCGCAGCTGGGACAAGGTTGAGTTGCTTCGCGCAGGCGGTGGCAGGAATCAGGTACATGGGGCAGAAATCAGGGCGTGGTGATGATGCGGATGGCTTGGTCGGCGGTGTACACGATGTGGTAGGTAGAGCCGCGCCAGGTGTCTCGGAACTCGGCCTCGCCGGGCGTGAGCTTGTCCTTCTCGCTGGCCTTGATTTCCATCAGGAAGGTGCGGCCGCGGTAGCCGACGAGCAGGTCAAATGCGTTTTTGAGTTGGTGACAGTGGAAAACCGAAGCGCCGATACCGCGCAGTGCTCGCACGATATCGGCCTGGTTAGCGTCCACTCGGGAGGCCATTCGCAGCATTACTCAAATAGTGGGGCGGAGCCGGGTTTAACTGGCGCTGGTGGGGCCGGTAAGGGGGAGTGTGGATTGGGCTGGGCAAACCATTCGGTTACGTCCTCAGCATCTTCGTCCATCTCGCTAAAGTGTAGCGTTAGGCCCCCGGGCGGCAGCTGACGCAGTGGGCGAAGACCGTAGCCTTCATGGTCGTCCTTATCCAAGTTGTAGGTAAGCTCCCAGTCCTGCTCCCCCACGCACAGTGTAAAGGTGGTGTCGCCAGCGTGAGTGCTTTCTGTGAGCACCTGCACCGGGTAGGCCGTGGTGTTGCCATAGCCATCGAGCAGGGTAAATAGCACCGGCTCAGCCAATAGGCGCGGGTCGGTGACTTCGTTGAGGGCATCTTTGAGTTGTTCCCAGGTCAGGTAATCAGGCATGGTCGAGGTGGCTAAGCCGTTTGGGGTAAAAGAGTGGAACGGGTATTCCAGCGCTCGGCCGCCTGCTCAGGCGTGTCGGCGTCGAAAGTGGTTTCGGGGGCCACGGGGCAGTGCGGGTTTTCGCAGCTCACGAAGTAGCCGTGGCGCAGTGCGGGCAGCACTTCAGGCGTGACGCCGCAGAAGGGGCAGGGAAGTAGCTCAGGCATTGTTTGGGGTGGCCGTAGCCGGTTGAGGTGGTGGGGTGGCTTCGAGGCGCAGCTGGTCGAGGTAGTCGGCTATCTCGCCAGGCGTGACGGCGGGGTCGTCGTAGGGGCTCATTCGGTGCTGCGCTTGGCGGCCAGCGTGATGATGACCTGCTCACAGATTTCGGCGCCAAGCTTTCGAGCATCGAGTTGGTGGCTTACTGCCGCGCCGTCGAACTCATCATCCCAGCGCTCCACTAGGTCTACCCACAAGTCGAGGCCTTCGCCCAACTCGTAGGGCGTGCCGTCGCCGCCACCTAGCTCTTCGAAATTCGAGGCCCATGTGGTAGCGCGTTCCGCTATGGCATCGCGGTACTGCTGCTGCCCTTCACTGGTAGCCAGGTCGTAATAGGGCTGCGCTTCTTGGGCAAATGATGGCGTCGGTATTGGTACAGCCGAAAGCGGAAGCTGCGCCTCGACCTCGCTAGGCAGCTCCCAGAGCGAGAGCTTACCCTTGCAGGGGATGGGCGTGGCGAAGGCCTGCACGTGGCTCAGTGCCCACGCCGTGCGGCCGTTGGTGTAGTCGCCACAGGCCAGCTCAACCTCCCCTAGTACCAAGTCCCAGGTTTCATCCATCTTGTGCATGGAATCGACCTGGCACACACCGACAATGGCCCCGCGTGGTAAGTCGTCGAAGGTGAGGTTATGGTTGGCCAGCAGTTGGGCCAGGTCGGTACCGGGGGCGCAGGCCTCCCGCGCGGCCGCAGGCTTGCCAGCGCTGGCGGCGATGGCCAAAGGGCCCCGGTGCGTGGTGCCCCACGAGCGGGTTTCGAATTCTTTATAGCCCAGCATGATGAGCGTGGCCCAGGGTTGAAGGAGTGAGAGCGCTTTCATTTGGTAGCGGTGGTTACTGTCGTGGTTTGTGTAATAGCATCCTGCTTCGGGTCCATGGGCGGCCACTCGCAGCGCCAGCAGTGGTGGTAGAGGCTCAGCACCTCGCCGCAGCTGGTGCAATGGGTGTCGGGGTTGGGCGTGGTGGTAGGCATGGGTGGCTTATAAAAGGTTTGACTTCAGCCCGTGCAGTTGGGCCGCTCGGTGACTTCCGGCCCGTCGGGCATCCGGTAGGTGGTGGAGTAGTCGCGGCAGTAGCGCTTCACGCAGCCGCACCTTTGGCAGGTGACAGCCTTGCCGCCGCGCACGGCCGGGCCGCTCCACTTGTGGCGCTCGCCAGCCGGCACGATGCGCGGCGGCTTGACGGTGCTCAGGTGGAAGCCACCCATAGCGGGCGCCGCTTTGGGCACCATGTGATAGGAGAGCACAGTGAGGCCGTTGCGCTGCTGGCTGCGGTGCTGGATGCGGTCGCCTTTCTCGACGACAAACGCCTCAATCTGCATGGCGCGCAACATCTCATCGCCGGGGTAGCCCACGGCGATAAGCCGGGTGCCATCGGCTTCGCGAGTCGCGTTGATGGCCACGCGTGGGCGCAGGCCAGTGATAAACTCGAAGGTGCAGGCTAGCTCGTGGGCGGCTTCCTGCATCGTGCTTGGTTGATTCATGGGGCGGTGGCACTAGGCCGCTTGAGGTGGATAATTGCGTTGGTGGCGCTGGGCGCGGTCGGTGGCTTCCTGCTCAGCCAGTGCCAGGCCTGGGCCGCGTCGCTGGCGGTAGTAGGCTAGCAGGTGGGCGAAGCGGGCGCCGTCGGCCTGGCGCAGCTCGCGGCGCACGGCCACGGCCATGCGTTTGCTGTAGGCCTCGGGCATTAGAAGGGTAGGTCTTCGGGGTCTTGAGAAGTACTAGTGCGGCGAGCTGGGGTGTCGAAGTCACTGGCGACGCTGGCCAGGATGCGCCGGGGCTGGTAGTCCTCGGCCGCGTGTAGCTCAGCCGACGTGCCCGGCTCGGTGCCCAGGTCGTAGAGCAGGCCGCGCTTGAGGTTGCAGCCCACGATGATTTCACCTACTGAGCCGTTGCGGTTCTTGGCGATATCCATCAGCAGCGTACCCTCGGTCGGGCTGCCATCCTCGTACTCATCGATTTTGTAGTACTCGCCGCGCCATAGAAACATGATGATATCGGCGTCCTGCTCGATGGCGCCCGACTCGCGCAAGTCCGACAGCTGCGGCCGCTTCTGGCCCCCGCGCTTCTCCACGTCGCGCGAAAGCTGGCTGAGGGCGATGACGGGCACGCCTAGCTCTTTGGCCAACTCCTTGAGGCCGCGGCTGATACTACTGATTTCCTGCTCCCGGTTGCCACGAGCCTTCTGGTCGCCTTTCATCAACTGGATGTAGTCCACCATCACGAGGCCCAGCCGGTGCTCGCTGTGCAGGCGGGCGCACTTGGCGCGCACCTGCTGAATGCTCAGGCCGGGCGTGTCATCGACGTGCAGCCGGTGGCCCAGGCTTTTGAGGCGGGCGGCCTTGGCCCGGATGCTGGCCACCTCCTCTACGCCGCCGGCGATGTTGCCACGGCGCAGGTCGGAGTTGGAATAGCCTTCTACCTCCGACGAGATGAGGCGCTGCACAAGCTGCGCCGTCGGCATCTCCAGCGAGAAGATGGCCGTGTGTAGGTCATGCTCCAGCGAGGCCTCGCGGGCCTCGGCCAGCATCACGGCCGTTTTACCCATCGCCGGGCGGGCAGCTATCACCACGAGGTCGCCGGGCTGCCACCCACCGGTGGCGTCGTTGAGTTCAGTCAGGCCGGTGGGCACGCCCGTAAGGCCGGGCTTGAGCATGTCGGCCTCCAGCTTGCCGAAGACGGCATCGAAGTGGTCGGCTACCGTTTTGGCCGGGCGTTGGTCGAGCAGCTGATGTAGCGCGCCAAACTGCACTTGCAGCTCGGCCAGCACATCAATGGGGTCGAGGCCCTCGTCGTAGGCTTTCTGCTGGGCCTTGGTGGTGGCCTCAATCATCACCCGGCGCATGTACTGCTGTAAGATGATGCGGCTGTGCGAGTCGAGGTTGGCCGCCGAATTGACCTGCATGGTGAGGCCCGCCACGTAGCCGACGCCACCGGCCCGGGCCAACGTGCCCTTTGCTTTGAGCCACTGCACCACCGTGAGCTGGTCCACGGCCTGGCTCTCGCTGGCCAGCGCCTGAATGGCGGCGTAGATGAGCTGGTGCTCGGGTTTGTAGAAGGCAATTTCCGGGAGCTGGCTCAGCACCTGCGGCACGCTGGGCTCTTCCAGCATCATGGCCCCCAGCACGGCACGCTCGAATTGCAGCGCCTGCGGGGGGACGTGAGTAGGTTTTTGGGTTGGGGTTGACATCGAGAAATGCGATTAGGGTTATTGCCAGTTGGCTTTGGCTTTGCTGGGCGAGGCAGTGGCCCGGGCGGGCGGGGCCAGCAGCATGGCGCCATCACCGCCGCGGGTGCGGGTGGTGGCCGCCACGGCGGCCCAGTCGCAGCCGCACCACTCGCCGTCGGCGAAGTCGTCGGCGGGCTTACCGAGCCAGGAATCGAGTTGGTGGGGCCGAAGCCCGGCCTTCTCGCGCTGGAGTCGGTAGCCGGCGAACTGCTCGTGCACTTCGGCCAGGCGGCCCAGAATGGCAAACCGGCGGGTGAACGTGTGGATGCGGGCCCACTTGGGTTGGTTCTTCATCTCCGAGATGTGCCAGAGCTGACCAATCTGATTGGCGAGCGCCTTGGCCTCGGCAGCGAGGGCCTCCGGAAGCGCGGCCGCCACTGGGGGGGCTTCGCAACGGGGGGCAGTAACTTCTTTTTTGGCTGGCAGACTGGCGAGAGTTATTTCCTCCGAGAGCCCACCACCATTTTTTTTTGTTTGGTCTGTTCTCTTCTCTTCTGGTCTATTCCTTATAGGTGGGGAATTTTTCCCCTTGAGAAGGGACCAATTGGGATTCTCAGGGGTATTATTTCCCCCTGACAAGGGGCCTATTTGGGATTCTGAGGGGGAAAAATTCCCCTCGACATTGGCCCATTCGGCGGCCGAGTCATAGTTGAGAAACCACGTGCCGGCGGTGAGTTTGGTGCCGGCGACGTGGCGAATCAGACCGCGGCGCTCCAGTTGCTCAGTTGCTTTCTCCAACGTCTTTTTATCGATGTTGAGGTCGGCGTACACCTGGTTGGCCCGGCGGTGTAGCTTGGCTGGCCAGCGCGGGCTGGCATTGTTGAACTCGTGCAGCCAGTACATGTACAGCTTGGCCGCCATCGGTGGGATGGTTTGCTCGGCTTCCAGCTGAAAGAATTGGTCGAAGAGTTCGAAGAAGGACATGGGTAGTTAGGCAGCAAAAAGGGTGGGTGCGGCGGCTGCCTTAGCCTTGGATTTCGAAGTGCCAGCAGCATTCACCAACTCAGCCGTGATGGGACGCTGGGCGTGCAGGTGCTGGAGCAGCTTGGCCGTCATCAGCACATCGGCGCCGGCGCGGTGGGCACCGGTATTGCTGATGCCGAAGCGGGCACACAAGTCGCCGAGCTTGTGGCTGGCGGCCGTAGGGTGGTAGCGCGTAGCCACCACCTGCGTGCAGAGGAAGGAATTGGGCAGCGGCTCGCTGGCACCCAGGCGCGCCCGGGCGGCGTTCACGAAGCGGATATCGAAAGTCACGTTGTGGCCCACGAGCAGGCTGTCGCCGGCTACCTGGCGGAAGCGTTGCAACACCGCCCGGCTCTCGGGAGCGCGAAAGACATCCTTGGTGCTGATGGTGGTCAACTCGGTAATCTTCGGCGCGATGTAGCCCGTGTAGCGCACGAATGACTGCATGCTATCCACCGGCACGCCGTTGGTGTAGCGGGTGGCGGCCAGCTCCAGCAGGCTATCCTTCTCGTGGCTGAAGCCCGTGGTTTCGCAGTCGAAGACGGTGTAGTCAGCCAGGATATCGGCCGCGGGCTGCGCCAGGGCCAGGATGGGCTGGGCCAGGGCCACGGGCGCCACCTCGGCAGCGCCAGCCTCCTCAGCCGCGTGCTGGGCCCGGGCGGCACCACCGCGCAGCAGCTTGCGCGCAGCCCGCTCATCACGCTCCTTTTTCAGCGCCGCGCGCAGGGCCTGCACGTGGCGCAGCTTGGCGGCGCGGTAGTCGTCGCGGGTGCACATCACCACGCCCGCCGGCAGGTAGAGCTTGGGGATGACGCTCAGGAAGCTCGTCTTATCCTCGTACTCGCTGACGCTGGAGAGGTGGCCATCGGCCGTGAGTTCGAAGTACTCCCGTTTCCAGGAGTACTTCGAGTGACTCATCGACGAGTGCAGCAGAAAGTAGAAGGCCTGCGCGCTGCTCATGCGGTGGCCTCCTTCTTTTTACTGTAGTAGCGAGCCTGCACATGCGATTCTGCCTCGGTGGCCACGTCGAACGTAGCTTGGTAGTCGCTGGGCAGAGTCTTAACTAGGGTAGACTGATAGGCCGTGTACTCTGTCTGGTCGAGGCCATCCCGAATTTTAAGGTCAAAGAAGAGTGCCACCTTGTCCAGCACATCAGGCATCGCAGCCAACTGCCGGCTGATGTATTGGTCATGTGGACTATCCCCCTCCCGCTGCCAGCTATTATCAAGGTCGGTTTCGGTCGGCTCCTGCCAGCTATACTGGCCTACCAAATAGCTGAGTAAATCATTTGGCGTGCGGGTGCGACCAAAGGTGAAGGACCGACGCAGCCAGTGGTCGAGCAGCGCGTGCGCAGCCCCGGCGCCGGCGGTGGGGTCGAGCAACTCAGCCGTGAAAGTGTCACGCAGCTTGGCCGCCCACAACTCATTGGTTATCTTTTTCAACCGGTTAGCACGGATAGTGGCCGCACGTTCAGCTTTGTTATCCTGGGCCACGACCTGCGCGTCAGGAGCGCCCTTACTCAGCTTGACCCAGTTGATGGCGCCTGCATCGGTACCATCCACAACCAATGCCTGAACCGCACCTTTATCGCCCTCCTTGGCGCGGTCATAAAACTTCTGTCCAAGCGCGCCAGCAGGAGGGCTCGCGTAGTTGGTCGAAATTAGTGGCATATTTATGCCACTAATTTCTCTCTTGCGGCGCTCTAGAAAGGTGCTCTTTTTGGAAGCGAAGCAGGTAGCATCAAGGCATTTGCCGGCCTCTGAGTCTGTACCTGCCTCATCAAATAGCCCGCGACAGTTTGCGCTATTTTTAGGGCATGTGGTGCAGGGCCCAGCTGCGGGTAGCAACGTCGCGTCGTCTTTAGGAAAGGCCGCACCTGACAGTTGGCGCAACACTTCCTGGTTGATGGCATGGCGGATGGTGCCAGCGTCAAGCACCTTGTTTTGTTTCATCTCCCATGCGTAGGAAGATTCCAACCACTTCTTCACCACCACCTGGCTGTGGGCGGGCAGCCGGGCCAGCTCGTGCGCGGCCACCAACGGCAGGCGGTCGGCTTCGAGCAGCTCCATCCAAAAAGGAATGAGGGCCACGAGCTTGGCGCGCTGGAGCACAAACTTCACCGGCTTGCCCACGCGCTGCGCGATTTCCTCAGCCGAGAAGTTGCTGCCCAGCAGCTTGCTGAACGCGCTGGCCTCGTCGGCCGGGCGCACGTCTACGCGCTGCAAGTTCTCCAGCAGCTGCACCTCCAAAAACTCGCGGTCGGTGAGGCTGCGGATGACGGCCGGAATGGTGACCTGCTCAGCCAGCTTCGAAGCACGGTACCGGCGTTCGCCGGCGACGAGCTCAAACTTGCCCGGCTGGCCAGCGTGGGGGCGCACCGTGATGGGTGCGATGACGCCCTGGGCCTTGATGCTCTCGGCCAACTCGGCCAGGGCGGTTTCGTCGAAGACCTTGCGGGTGTTGCTCGTCACCACGATATCGGCCAGCGGCACGAGCTTCATCTTGGTGGGCGTGTACACCGGTGCCGTGGTGGCCGTGGGCGTGCTCACTGCCACCTCAATGTCGGCCGACGTGATAGGCTCAGGCAGATACTGCACCACTGGCGTGGGCACGATGAGCAGGTCGTAATTGTAGATAGACGCGGGCAACAGGGCCGAATCGTCAAACTTGACGGTAATCATCGACACGTTATTGCCAGAGATAGGGCCTAGCTCCGTCACCTCACCGAGTTGCCCATCGAGGGATTTCATCTCGGCCGTGGCCAACGACTCGTTATCGAGCACTACCCGCACCCGCTGGCCGGGCCGAGTGGGGCGCATCTTGTCGAGCAGGTCAAGGCCTGGCCCGCTCCAACGTAGGTGGGCATTAGGCACTAGCACCCGACCGACCGTAGTGGGCCGCCCGTCAATCTGCACGTAGCTGGAAAGCTCCAGCGTAGTGGGAAAGGTATCGACCTTCGCAAAAAGGCCGTGATAGTCCTCACCGGGCGAAATGATAAGCACGCCGTCGCCCGGGCACAGTACCCAGCCGTTCATATCAGCCCGGGGCGCTGGCGCAGCCGGTACCGTTTTCTTGAGCTTAACCACGCTTCCCTCCTTTCTTGCCGGCCTCTTTGACACGCTTAGCCTGCTCAGTTTTAGCCTGGTTCAGCACCTTGTTCTCGGTGAAGCCGCGGTCAGAGCGCGGCATGGCACCCAGCACCTTCAGCACCTCCTCCAACTCATCCGGCGTAGCTGTGCCGATTTCGCACTCGTTCCAATAATCAGCCAGCTGCTCGCCGCGGCTCTCCGGCAGTTGGCCGGGCGTCAGTACTGGCACACTGCTCACCGGTACCGGCGTGCTGGCCACCATCGGCGGCGTCGCGGGTTGCTCCGGCTGCAAGTGGGGCAAGTCGGTATCGAGTGGCATCACGTCGGGCTGGGCAGGCTGCTCAGCCACGGGCACCGGGCTGGCCACGGCTGCCGGCTCTACGGCTGTCACGACTTGCGGCGTGCGGGTGGCGTGCTGCGGGGTGAGCGGGTAGAGCTTGATGCCCTGGTGCTCAACTGCCGTGGCCGACACGAGCGAGCGCACACTCGTTTCCTGGCTCAGGCCGTGTGCCTGGTAGTAGGCCCGGGCACGGGGCTGGCTGCAAAACATCAAGGCCTTCGCCGACCTGTCACGCGGGCGCAGCTCGAAGCCCTCCATGTCGGCCGACGGGTCGAGTATCAGAAACCATGCGTTGGTTGCGGCATCCTGGGCCAGCACCACCTCGTCGGTGGGGCGCAGCCCTAGCGCAGCAACGGCGGCGATGGTGAGCGAGAAGCTGCCCTTGCGCTCAATCGTGAGCAAGGCCTCGCCGGTGGGCGTGGTTGGCACGGGCCGGCGGTCATGAATTATTAACTGCATACTTTTGTGGGGTAAGTGGTTAAAAAATGAGTAGGGTCACCGTTCGCGCGGTGGCCCTTTCTCGTGGGGGTAGGCAGATTCGAACTGCCATCTGGTGCGCTACCCGTCCTGCCAGTTGGACGACACCCCCGGGGCGGCTAGGCCGCGACAGCGTGCGTCAGGCTCTCTTTGGCTAGCAGTAGCTCGGCCCGCACCTGCTGCCAGTGCAGGCTCTTGTCGTCGGCCACAAGGCGCAGGCGGTCTACCTCTTCATCACCCAGCTGCTGGCCGTAGTTGACCGTGAAGCGGTGCAAGGCCTGGCGCATCTCCTTGTTGGCATCGCGGCCTTCGCGCACGGCCAACTCATTGAGGATTTTGAAAATGGCCTGGCCTGCGCGCACCTCATCGAGCTTGTAGAGGATTTTGAGCATGTCGGCCTTCTCGCCGGGCGTGATGGTTTGCAGGTTGATGAGGCGGCCGATTTCCTCACGCTGGGCCTCCGTAGCGGGCTGGCCCATGCCCAAATCAGGCTGCTCGACAAACTCCTGCATGAGCTGCTCATCACGCACGGCCTTCGGCTTGGCTGGCTGAGTCAGCCGCAGTTTGGCCGCGTCCTTATCAGCCAGCAGTTGCGGGGCCAGGTGCTTGGGAATCTCCTTCCAGATTTGCTGCACCTGCACCAAAGTGGCCGCGTGCTGCATGCGGGTGCGGTGGCCTTCCACCTTCACCTCGTCGTTGGGCTCGGTGGCCACCGGCGTGGTGACGGCCACCATCACGGTAGCAGGAGTAGCAACCGGGGCCGGGGCCGGGGCTTCCTCGACCAACGTGGCGCTGGTACCCACCTCCTGGTGCTGCATGTCGAGGCCGATTTCCTCCTGCGTCACCAAGCCCGAAATGCTGAAGGCCCGCTTCAGCGCCATCGCCTCGGCCACCTTGATAATCATGGCCGACGGGTACTTTTTCCAGGTCGGGTTATTGCCGGTGCCGTACTCGGCAAAGGAGGCGTAGAAGTAGGCCGGGTAGGTGCGGTCCTTGCGAAATACCAAGGCGTAAGCACCGATGATAGCGCCGCGCGGGTTGCCGTAGGTGTGCTCTACGGTACCGTCAATCAGTTTTTTCAGGGTGTCATTGGCGCACACGGCATCCGAGATGAGGCCATTCATCTGCTTGTCCCGGCTGGCAATCTTGAGGTAGCCGTCGCGGCTGCTGAAGATGGTGGCCACTGCGTCTTCGGGTCGCTGGCCGGGGCGCAGATACTTGATGCACCAGATTTCCTTGGCAAACGGGTCGAGGCCATACGTCTTAGCCAGGTGCAGCAGCAGCAGGAACTCATCATCCGTGGCGCCCTTGGCCACGGTGTTTTTCATCAGCGCCAACTGGTCGGCGCTGAATGTGATTTGCTCAGCCAGAGAGTTTTTCTTGGGAGAGGCAGTAGCGATTTCGGTGGTAACCATATCTTTGCAGGGATTGAGGGTTTTAGGACTCTTTGCCAGCCGTCGGATGTGCGTCCGCCGGCTGGCTTTTTTATGGGCGGTACTCGGCCGTGGGTCGGCCTATGAGGGTGGGCTGCTCGTCAGCCAGGCGCAGGGGGCGGGTGGGTTGGCCGCCGGGCCACAGGGCCGCGGCCAGGATGAAGAGGGCCAGCAGGGCTGCCACGAGGCGCAAGGCGGCGATGGTATGGCGGTAGGTCGGGCGCTGGTAGTAGGGCAGCACGACGGGCGGCGGGGTGGGTACCTGAATCAGGTGCTGACGGCGCCAGTTCTCAGCTTGGGCGCGGGTAGTAAGTGCCATTTGTGCGAATGGGGTTGATAGGATTAGGCTACTTTTTGAATGGCGCCCGTGCGCTGGGCGATGCGCTGGCAGCGCTCGACCTCGGCTTGCAGGGCCGGCAGCGCCGCGGCGATATCCTGCGGCTTGCCTTTCTCCAAGGCCCGGCGCATCTCGCGGCCGTGCACCTTCTGAATAGTGGGCTGGCTGAGCAGGCGCTGGGCCAGGGTCTTGCGGTGGTAGGCGCTGGCCCAAGTGCGCCGGGCCAGGTTCTCTTCGCAGGTGCGCGGCACCACGAGGCCCAGCGATTCGCGGGCACCTTGTAGCGTGGCGCAGGCCTCGTTGTAATCGCCCAGGGCGAGGCTGAACCGGACCGACGTGGTGGCCTCGTTCATGCGCTGGCGGGCGGCAGCCACGGCGGCTTCGAAGGGGGCGAGCAGGTCAGCGGCGTCCATACCTAAGCGGCTTGCGGGCGGCGGCCCAGGAGGAAGTGCTGCACGGCGGGCTCGCCCACGCGGTAGTTCTTGCTGCCAGCGCAGCAGTAGGCGATGTCACCTTTGCGGATGAGGTCGTAGGCGCTGCGCTCGCTGATTTTGAGGCGGGCAGCCAGTTCGGCTACCGTGTAGACCTGCTGGGCGGCAGCGCCAGCCAGCTCAGTTTTTGTTCCGTCGGAATAGGTGGTGACAATCATGGTTGACAAAGGAATAAATTTGTTTACAAAACAGTACAAGCGGGCCAAAAAAAAGTGCGCTACCCAATTGGGCTTGCATCGTGCTCCTTTTTCAGCTGCGTCAATGTCGCCTCTACAAGTTCAGAGGCAAGCTCTACAAGCGTAATGCGCTCACCCTTAAGGGTTCTTCGTGCTTGTTCAGCGTACAAAGTGTTCTGCCCGTCGCGTGAAATTTCAATGCGAGTTTTGTAATTGTCCTGGGTTGCGGCTGACTGGTCTTCTGGCATGGCTTGGCAGGTTTTGGTGTGTTTTGTAATACAATGTTACGAACCAAAACATGAATTGCAAATACTTTTCAGAACAAATCATTATTTTTTGTTCCGTCAAGTATTTCTTTGTTCTGCCAACAGAAAACAGCATGAAATCGCCCTTCTCTAACCAAGCCGAACGCCTTGCCTACCTACGTCGCCAGTCAGGTATGACACTCCGAGAGGTCGGAGACAAAGTAGGACTGAGCCATTCCCGTATAGATGCCTACGAGTCAGAGCCAAACATTCGTATAAAAATGGATAAGCTGCGAGCGTTGGCCGATTTATACGAGACGACTATTGAGTATATAGAAACGGGCGTAGAGCGTAAAATGCACCTGACTTCTGAAATCACAGAAGTCACCCCCGCCATTGCCAGTCAGCTAGCAAACGATATAGAAGAGTACGAAACATTACCCTTTGTGCCATTCTCAGCCTACGGCACCTTCGCTGAGAGTTGCCATGACCAATATTACGGTGACTACTCTACTTACAAAATACTGCGCCGCCCAGGTATCGACTACAAGGGCGCAGTAGTTGTAGAGGTACGCGGCAACTCAATGTCGCCTCGCTACCCAGACCAATCTTGCCACGTTGTGCGGCCTGTTTCAAATGGTGACTGGCAGTACGCGATGGGTGTGCACTGTATCAGCCTGCGCAATCCCATGTTCGTTATCAAGCGCATTGTATCGAATACTAATGGTTCGATAAGGCTCAGGTCTGACGCAAACGGCGAGGAAATAGAGATAGAGCTTGGGGATATTAACTGTATGTGGAAGGTAGGGGAGAAGGTTTACGAGCCAGCTGAGGACTAGCCATGCCCGTTCGCTTCTACCTGCACAGCTACGTCAATCAAGACGGTAGCCGGCCCATCTATGCCGATATCCGCTGGGGCCGCACGGATGCCCACCAAACCGAGAACCTGGCGCGCCTGCGCACGGGCACCGGTCAGAGCTGCCAGCCTAAGAATTTCAACGATAAGGGCCGGGCGACTAGCGCGCAGAAAAACTACGCAGCTATCAACCGCGCCCTGGTGAAGATGGAAGCCGACGCCGGCGAGCACATCGGCCGGGCCGAGCTTGACGGCGTGCACCTGACACCCGAAGCCCTGCTGGCCCTGCTCAAGCCCAAGGCTGCGGCTAAGAAAGAAGCCAAGGCCACCGTGCTGCCTGCTCCAGCTGAGCCTACGGCGCCGGCGGCGCCCACCATGCTCAGCCTGTACGCCGACTGGCGTGAGGCCTACGGCGGCCGTCGGGCAAAGAAAACCCTTGACGGGCCGCAGGGCCTTATCGACCAGCTGGAGCGCTGGCGCCCGGGCACCCGGCCCGACGAGCTGCAACCCGACGCCAACGGCCGCTGCAAACTATTCGAGCAGTTTTGCCAGTACTGCCTCACCGAGGCAAAGAACCGCAAGGGCGAAACCGGGCTCCTTAATAATACACTCTCCTCCTACGTGAAGCGGCTGAGCAAGCTGCTCAAGTTCGGCCGCTACGATACCGAGTGGCTGGAGGATGACTTCAGCGAGGAAGTGGAGCGCGAGCCGCTGACCTTCGCTGAAGTGGAGCGCCTCTATGCTCACACCGTTTTCGAGCCGCGCGAAGGCACCGGCACCCGTGCCACCAGCCGCGCCGGCATTCGCGATGTGTTCGTATTCATCTGCCGCACCGGCCCGCGCTACTCATCCATGCAGGAGCTAGGGCCCGACGCCTTGGTGTGGGAGTGGGACAGCCAGGCCGCCGCTGAGGCACCGGTACTGGAGTACTACCACTATAAGAACCGGCGCAAGAAAACCAAGCTGCGCGTACCGCTCGACCCCGTAGCGCTGGAAATCTGGCAGCGCTACGCGGGCCAGCTGCCGGTACCGTCGCTGGGCAAGTTCAACGAGGAGATAAAACTGATTTGCCGTGAGGCCGGCCTGACGCGCACTGTCAAAGAGTTTCGCGGCTCTGGAGCAAACCGGCAGGAGGAGCGGCTACCACTCTGGCAAACCGTGTCGGCGCACATCGGGCGCTACACCTTCATCACTACCCAGCACGAGGGCGGCGCCGACCTGGTGAGCATTCAGGATACGGTGGGGCACGCCGATATCAACACCACCCGCCGCTACACGAAGTCGCGCGAGAAGGAACGGCTCACCACTACCCGCGAGGCCTTCGAGCGCCAGCGCAACCGAGGGGCACAGTAG